AGCGGCTTTAATTGCGTCTTCAGCAAGTATCGAGCAGTGGATCTTGACAGGCGGAAGGGCAAGCTCTTCCGCAATCGCCGAGTTCTTAATCTGTCCTGCTTGCTCGAGCGTTTTGCCCTTGACCCATTCCGTGACAAGCGATGACGAAGCAATCGCCGATCCGCAACCGTAAGTCTTAAACTTAGCATCTGTGATGATTCCATCTTGAACCTTTATTTGTAGTTTCATTACGTCACCGCAAGCTGGTGCTCCAACCATACCTGTGCCTACGGTTTCGTCAATATCCATCTTACCTACATTACGAGGGTTCTCGTAATGGTCTATAACTTTATCGCTATAGGCCATAAATTATTTTCCTTTAAACAATCCTAATACTTTTGCTTGAATAGCTTTAGCAAAATCAGGTTGTGGTAAATTCCATCCAATAAATGCTCCTACTGCGAGCCATAATAATGTTTCTAACATAATAATTCTCCTTTTGATGTAGTACTAATAATACTTATTATATGTGAAAGGTTTATAATAGTCAATCGAAACGATTAGCTTCGGCGTTTCATTGCCGCTTTGGCATTTGAATCTACTACTTTTTCTGCTTGGGCTGTGTCCATCTGTGTATTAGATGGTTCGTCATTGCCTTTAAATTTGATTACATTCGAATTTGGTTCGTATGGTAATAATACGTTACTAAGTGGTTCCTTGGCTATTAAGTCACCTAATGTATCTGCGGTAACATTAACGCCAAGTCCTTGTGCTAGTTCAATAAATGCTTGTGTTGAAATTTGTTTTTTTGAGTTAGTATCTCCGGCACGGCCTGCCAAAAATTGTGTCAGGGCTAATAGCTTGCCGGAGTCATCCTGCGGAGCAGAATTTTCAACTTCAAAAATTAACATTTAGCGTTTTGCGCGACCTAAACCTGCGCCACCCATTTCTGGAGACTCTGGCTCTTCAACACCAAACTCATCGTCGGCAGCCATGTCAACATCTGCATCTAACTCAGCATCTAAGTCTGCGTTAGCTTCTAATTCGCCACCAAATCCATCATCTTCACCTGGAACTTGTGGAGCGGCTTGGCCTGTAACTACGCCAAGTGCTTGGTCTAATTGCTGACGTGCGCCTTGTAAGTTTTGTAACAAGCCAGCTAATGCGGCTGTTGCGTCTGTGTTGAATTGCATAGCTTGGTCAACACCAATTTGATTTTTAATTTGATCAACTAATGCTGGCAAATCTTTAAACTGCATACTGGATACTTGCTCGGACATTTTTTGTACTTCGTCTACCATATCTTGACTAGCTAACACTACTTGAGCTTGTTGTACTTCTGACTCACGTAGTAAGTTATAAGCAAAACGACGGAAAGATTCATTTGTTGTTTGTAATGCCGCTTGAGCAATCATTTTTTGATCGTCTGCTGTGCCAGTTCCCTGTGTAGCTTTTTGCATAGCAACTTTAAGTTTAGGATCACTGATTGTATTAATCTGAGCATCGCGCTGTTTTTTCTTTTCAATATCGCCTGCTACTGTTGTAGGATTTACTGGGGGCATATTTTGTTGTGATAACTGTTGATTCTGATTAGCACCTGCTGTGGAGCCAACGGCTACAGTTGAAGTCTCAGCTACTTTGCTAACTAATACACGTTCCATCATCATCAACTTTAAGTAAGTTGGGTTCTGCTCTGATGTGTGATAAGCGGCAGTAGCTTTGTGCTCGTTTACTAACTTGCGTACTTTGCTTAACATCATGCGAGCTTGCTTAGGGGAGATTACATCCACGTTAATGGTGTCTCCAAAGTAGCTCTCAAATACCTTAGCGGCTTTTTTTGATGGACGCTGGGCGGCCAGTTCGAATAGTTTCATTATCAAATCCTCGTTGTTGACAGTATTTAGCGTAGTTGACACATTTGGTTAATTCCTGCTCTACTTGTTTTTTGCGTATAATCTTGGTTTCTAGCTTAGTTTCTATAGTTTCGCGAAATAATGGGGTTTTGCTGCGGTCTGCAAGGTTTGCACGTACAGAAATATCGCTTATTAGTGAGTTTAGTTTAGTATCTAAGGTTAGTATATCTCTAGCTAGATTATAGTATGTATATTTGTCGGCAATACACCAACTTAATGCTGTTTTTGTGTTGCTAAAACTACCCACGTCTGTGGCTGAGCAATATACACGATAACCTGGGTATTCTGGCACAATACGATACTTACTAAAAACCTCGTATTCTCCTGCATCGTTTTGAAAAATCATATTTTCAGATAGGCCTTTAAACTCCTGTTTGAACATACGATCGAATTCTTTATCTATCATCATTTAAAAACGTAATGGGTAACAAGGTATATAGTGGCAGCTGATAAGGCTCCAATAATACCTATGCCCCAGCTAATTAATCTGTCGTTATTTTTTTCTGCCATTTTACTTACAGCCGATTTAACTTCGCTGACCATTTTGGCTACGCCTTCGATTTTTTCTTCCATTACTTGTAGTTTAGAATCTAATGCATTGTATCGTTCAGCACATAACTCAACGTGTGCTTCTAAACTCTTCTTTTCAATATCAGTGGCTTCAACCATAGTAGTTTCCTGTAATGTATTATTTATAGTAATGCTTCAAACCAAATATTTTGGTCGGCACCGCTAGTTACTAATACTGGTCCTAAATTTTTCTTATTTCCTAAACTTAATAGCATAGGCACACCGTTACAGTCCGATTCTAACATTTCTGTAGGATTTTCTTCGGAGCCATACGCATATGATGTTTCAACTTCAAATTCAAAAGTCCATAAATTTTTAACCTCAGTGGGGTTATCTATTTTGGCAATTTGTGCTCTAAGTCCAATTAATTGTGTAATTGTTTCCCAGTTGCGCTGTTGATTCCTAGCATAGTTCCACGTACCTTCATCAGTAATTGGGTTATGCGATAAGTCGTCGAACGGAACCCGCGATGCTTTGTAGTGCCCAGTAACACCAGTAACAGTAATATCAAAAAGGGTTTTACAAATAAATTTCATTGTGAGGTTTTGGACAGTTCATATAAAACCTCTATTTGTTCGCATAAGTTATTTATAGCAGGGTTTTTAGCACGTTCAGATAATATAAATTGCCAACGTTCTTGTTGACGTAAATCTGCTAAATCCTTTTCTAGTGCTGGATCTTGTAAATGTAATTCGCGATTTTTTTGACCCGGGTTACGGGCATAAACGGTACGGCCGCCATCTGGTGATTCGTACACGGTAATTTCGGTAATCTTACTAACTGTCATAATATATGTATATTTAACCCAGTATAAGTAGGCCAGAAATTAAAGTCAACAAAAAAGCACCTTGCGGTGCTTTTTGCTTTTAAAGTAAACTTTAAAATTAAGACGCAGCCAACTTGAAGCCGAGGTTTGTTGTAGCAGCACCAGTTGTACTAAAGCCAGTGGTTACACCGCCGTTAGTAATTTGGATGTTGCCTAAAGCAACAACAAGTGCGTTAACAGCAGCTGCAGAAACACTAGCGTTGCCACCAAAAGCGCCCAATGGGTATGTAGCAATACTGATTGAGTTAGTATTAACTTGCTGAATAGCGATTGTGCAAAACTGTTGTAATGCTTGATCGATAACTTGAACCGCACCGTTAACTTGAGCTTGGTTTTGAATACCAACTAAGTTGCCAATTTGGTAAAACTCTAAACTTGGACCAGCAAAATTTGTTGGTGTTGCAGCTGGAGTGTAAGCTACGTTAGCTGATAACTGTGAACCGTTTAGGGTGTCAGTTGCAAATACTGGTTGTGAACCGCCTGATACTAATGGAATTGAAGCCATGATTTAAATCTCCTATATATGTGGTCTCAAAGGACCTGCATGTATTTAGTCAAACGATTAAAAACGGCTATCTAGGATTGTTATTGTGGGGTATTTTGGGCTTTATTTGCCCGGGAAAAGTCAAATCTATTGACAAATTTAGTAAGTCCGCCTGGTGTAGCTATAACCCAGCCCTCTTGACCCGGATGCTGACGGTCTAACTGTTTTAGCATATCCATTTTAATATTATGTAGTAAAACAAAGGCACTAAATGCAGCACTTAATCCGTCCATATTGGAGCGTGGGCTTTCTAAATATTCTACAATATTTCTGTATTTGCGTGGAGTTACTTTGGTTTGTAACCACTTGCCAAATCCTGGCACTAAGGTATTTGGATCGAAGTTGGCTACTGTGTCGTCTTTAACTAAACTGTTAATATAGTCCACGCAGAGTTTTGGCAAATCACTAATTTGTAATTGGCGTAATTCAGCTGGACTAAACAATGTATTGATAGCTGTGCCATGACTACTAACCAAACTCTTCAATTGCTTAACTAAGCCAGTATCAGTAGGTTTAACAT